AGGTTGTTCTCTCTATATTCTTTATTTTTAGGGTATTATATTTTTATAATTTTTTTTTTATTATTTTAACTTAATTACTTAATAACTTATAGTAATCTTGAACTTCTTGAACTGAACACAGTCAAACCCTTGTGGGATAACTCTTTCAATCGGTTCAAGGTATGTTAATCCATCTTGAACCATCTTGAACCATCACGTCTTGATCTATTCTTAATTGGATCAGTTCTTCATGAAATCCATAAATCATTGCAAGTTGACCAGTAGTTAATTCCTTATATTCTTTCAAGTCTTCATCACTAATAAGTAAATTCACAGCAAATTTATTTGCTTCAATTTCAAGTTTATTGACTGATAAATAAGTCTTTTCCCTTAAAAAAGGGGTGTTTGACTTTGGGTGTAATAAAGCATGACCAAGTTCATGGGCAGCAGTGAATAATTTTTTATAATCAGGAAGGTTACAGTTGATATGGATGAATTTTTGTCTAAATGCAGTGTTGTAATATCCATTGATACTTCCAAGATCTTCAAACAAAACAATAATTCCAAGATTATCAGCAATATCATAAGGATTTCTTGTCTTATGCTTTTTAATTAACTTTGAAATAATCTCCTTCATATCAATATACCCCCTCTTAAATGTTATTTCTTATACTTGTTTGGAGTATATTTCTTTGCAATCATCTTCCCCATCTTCAAACTATTCAAAAGACTTGCTTTCAAAAGTTCCCTCGTTTCATCATCTAAAATTTCACCATCAAACATTAAAGCTTCTTGATTACTATCAAGTTGTTCCAATAAGAAATTCATTGTGGTAGCAATATCTTTTTTATCCCTATTTGAAAAATCTTCATATCTTTCAACATCCAATGCAAGTTTCTTTTCATCAGGAATACATCTGAACTTTGTTTTACCAAGTAACCAATCAACTGAAACATGAAAATAATCTGCAACCTTAGATAATTTATCAGTGCTTGGTGAACTTTTATTCCACTTGTATAATGTTCCCCTTCCAAAATCAAGTTCTGTTTCAAGTTTTGATACTGTTATATTTTTTTCTTCACATAACAACTGAATTTTTTCCAGTATGTTCATAGCTTTGCCCTCCTTAAAAAATATTTCTGAAAATATTCAGCAAAAACTATTGACATACTGAATTAAATCAGTATAATATAATTATAGCTGAAATAATTCAGCAAATCAAGAACACCACTGAATACTTTCTTTATAATTGTAGTGAGATACTATTATAATAGATTATTTTCAGTAGTTTGTCAATGAATTTTGCTGAATTATTTCAACAAATAATCTTTCTTTATTCGACAAAATGTTAGAAAGGGGTGCAAAGAATTAATGAATGAGTTTGAAAAGACAGTAAGAAAGGCATTGATTGACAGGGATATGAAACTTACTGACTTGGCTGATGCTATTGGAATAAGTCTAACTTATTTATATGACATTCTAAATGGTAACAGAAAAGCAGAGCATCAGAAGAAAAAAATTATTGAAATTCTTGAACTTCAAGAAGATTTTGATTAAGAAAGGATGATGTAATGAAAAAAATCTTGTTTGCATGGATCGAACAGATAATTCAGTTTGATTCAGCAGAGGAAAGACAGGACTTTATTAACAAGACAAAAGGTATAAAGGTTGTTGAATCCTTTGAAGAAGATGGAAAATACAACCTTCATGTTAAAAGACCTTACAACAATAACAAAATGAAATAGAAAGGATGGTTAAGTATGAGTTTTGCAGCTAATTTGAAAAAGGCAATGGATGAAAGAAATATGTCACAAACAGATCTTTCAGCTTTAACTGGAATTGGTAAATCTTCAATTAGTCAATATTTATCAGGAAAGAATGAACCAAATGAAAAAAGAAAAGAAAAAATTGCAGATGCACTTGAATATTCAGTTGCTTTCTTAAACGGATTGACAAGTTGCAGTGATCCAACAACTGATATAAATGGTTTTAAGAATGTTCCAGTAAAAATTGCAGCAGAAAAGCTTGGTAAATCAGAACAATTCATTAGAGTTGGACTTCAAAGAAATAGATTACCATTTGGAACAGCAGTAAAACTTTCATCAAGGTTTAGTTATCATATTTCACCAAAACTTCTTAATGAATATATTGGTGGATAAAAAGAAAAGCACCAAGGAAATTGCAGTTTCCAATGGTGCAAATGGAAAAATATACTTGCCTAAATTATATGTGAATGGATGTGAAAAATCAATGATTAGACTTACTAAATTATCAAAAGCTTTGAAAAATGTTGGATATACTGCATGGATCAAGAAAAATCATCATGATTATATTTTATCTGATCACTTTATCTTGAAAACTAATCAAGACATTAAAGGAAGTGCATTAACAAAATTAATATCATTACTTGGAACAGTACCAAATGAAGATCAAGGTATTCAAAATAGACACAATCACATAAACGAAATGACAGAAGATGAAATAAATAGATGGCTTGATCTTCTTAAAGGTAAAGATGCAAAATCAATTTATTTTACTAACTTAATTCACCAAACAGATAAAGAATTATTTTCTATATTCAAAGGTGAAAAAGATTATATCTTCCTTAATAAGATTTATGTTGATTTGATTGACTTGTATGAAGAAAACATTGAAATACGTGGAACAAAAGGGGTTTCACCCACTTACTTTTATAAAGATGATGAAGAATTAATGATTTTACCAGTGAGATTGAGAGAAGAACCATTTTACTTGAAAGGTGATGACAAATGATCCAATTGTACCCACACCAGGAACAATCTTTAAAAGAAACTGAAAAATTTAATAGGGTTGCTTATTATCTGGACATGGGTCTTGGAAAAACATTTGTTGGTTCTGAAAAAATGAAGCAGCTTGATGAACACATCAATCTTGTAGTTTGTCAGAAGTCGTTAATTCAAACATGGATTGATCACTTCAAAACATATTACAAAGTTTGGGTGTATAACTTGACAGATAAAAATGAACTTCAATCATTCAAGCACCATGTGGAAAATAAACCACCATTCCCATTGGTTGGAATCATAAATTATGATCTGATATTCAGAAGAAAGTTCTTCCTTCAATTAGAGAATTACACTCTGATGTTGGATGAAAGTTCAATGATTCAGAATGAAAAGGCTAAAAGGTCAAAATTTATTCTTCAAATGAAACCTGATAATGTGATACTTCTTTCAGGAACACCAACATCAGGAAAATATGAAAACCTATGGTCACAAATTAATTTACTTGGGTGGAATATCAGTAATGACTTATATAACAAGCAATATGTGAACTGGAAGAAGATTGAAGTTGGTGGGTTTCCAATGAAGATTGTTGATAAAGATGAACCTTATAAAAATATTGATAGGTTGAAACAAAAGCTTCGTGATCATGGTGCAATATTCATGAAGACTGATGAAGTGGTTGATCTTCCTGAACAAACCTTCATTACTATAAATATACCTACAACAAAGGAATATAGGAAGTTTCAAAGGACTTCAATTATCACCATAGACACAAAGAACCTGACTGAATTCAAAGATGACAATGATTTTTATGGTAAATCAAATACTTCAAACAATGTTGAATTGATCGGTGATACTACATTAACTAAAAGGTTATATTCCAGGATGCTTTGTGGTCAATACAACAAGGACAAGTTGAAAGCTTTTGAAGACCTGGCATCTAGTACACAGGATAGATTGATTGTATTTTATAACTTCAATGAAGAACTTGCAGCATTAAGAAAGATTGCCCAAAAGTTGGACAGACCTATTTCAGAAGTAAATGGTCAAGTTAAAGATCTAACTAATTATGAAAATGAAAATAATTCAATTACTTTAATTCAGTATCAAGCAGGGGCAATGGGTTTGAACCTTCAAAAATCAAACAAGATTATTTACTTCACCCTTACTGAAAAAAGTGAATTATTTGAACAAAGTAAGAAGAGGATTCACAGGATAGGACAGAACAATAATTGTTTGTATTATCTGCTGATATGTAAAGGAAGTATTGAAGAAGACATTCTTCAAACTTTAGAAATGAGAAAGGACTATACAGATGAACTATTCAAGGAATATATCCAAAAGAAATAAGAGATTTAGGAACATCATGATTTCATGGGTAATTGTTTTGGCAATAGGATTTTTAAGTGGTTTTAGTATAGGTAAACTTAGAAAAGCTGACACAAATGAAGTTGTTGGAACACTGGTACATTTTAGTGAAGTTGAACCTTATGGAACTATTGATGGAAAAACATTCAGTTGGGGTTTGACTAAAGAATGGACAAGTGGTGCTGAACTTGGATTCATTCCCCTTGAAATTGAAATGGATGAAGAACTTCAAGAATTTATTTACTGCTTATCTTATGGTTACAACATAGATTATGCGTTTGTAATGGGATTGATTGAAGCAGAAAGCACCTATCAAGTTGATGTAATTAGTTCAACCAATGATTATGGGTTAATGCAGATTAACACTATCAACCATGAATGGCTTACAGAAAAAATTGGGGTTACAGATTTTCTTGATCCCTACCAAAATATCAGATCGGGAATTTACATACTACGAAACCTATTTGAAAAGTATGAAGATCCTGAAAAAGTATTGATGGCTTATAACATGGGTGAAACTGGTGCAAAAAGGCTTTGGGATAATGGAATTTATGAAACTAATTACACTAACAAAGTTATTAAAAACATCATGGAAATAAAAAATTATATTGATGAAAGGATGGAAAATTATGAGTAATCAAAACCAAGTTCAAGTATTTGAACAGCAACACATGCAAGTATTTAAGAAGTTAGCTGACATTACCAAACAGAAGAAACTTATTGAAGAACAGGAAAAGAAGGTTAAAACTGACCTTGAAAAAGCAATGGATGCGTATGACATTAAATCAATTGACAATCAGTATATCAGGATCACCAGGGTTAATGGTAGCACTTCCACTTCAATTGATTGGAAAACAATGCAAAAGGAAGAACCAAAGTTATATGCTGAACTGCTTGAAGATTATCCAAAGGTAACTACCAGGAAACCATCCATAAGATTTCAGGTGAAGTAATTGACATCAGAAAAGCTGTTTGAAAAGAAGGTTGAAAAATATCTTCATTCGATCGGTATTTATCAAGCAGGTACACCTTCCCACAGAATGGCTGAAAAGCAAATTGGATGGTTCACAAAAATATGGGGTGGTGGTTATCAGAAATCAGGTATTCCTGACTTGATCCTTTGTGTAAATGGAATTTTCATCACAGTTGAACTGAAAGGTAGCAAAGGAAGACCATCTGACCTTCAAAAGATGAATACTGCAAGAATTAATCAATCGAACGGAATAGGGGTTATTCTTTATCCTGATGGTTTTGAACAATTTAAGAAGATTATAGAGGGGGTGACAAGTTGCAAGTATCACATTCAAGAATTGACCAATTTAAGAAATGCCCATTCAAATACAAAATGCGTTATATTGATGGACTATTAACACTACCAACAGATCAAGCAAACCATCCATTAATAATTGGAACAGCATTGCATACTGGACTTGAAAAGGGTGTTGAAGCAGCAATTAATGAATATTATATGTCTTATCCAATTATTACAGATAGACATATTGAAGAAGCAATGAAACTTGAAAAATTAATACCAAAAGCTGCAGCAATAATTCCACAGGGTGAATTTGAAACTATGATTAGGAACAGACATTTTATTGGGTTTATTGACCTTCTTGTACCTGCAACAGTATTCAAAAGAGGGGTTGAAGTTCCAAATCAATATGATCTGTATGACTTCAAATATTCCAATAATGTTTCTAACTATAAGAGGTCACAGCAACTTCACCTATATAAATACTTTTGGGAAAAAGATAACCCTGGTAAGAAGATCAGGAACATGTACTTTTTGTTTGTACCAAAAACAAACATTAGACAGAAGAAAACAGAAGACCTACATCAATTTAGAAAAAGACTTGAAAGCGAATTGGACAACCTTGAACCAAACTTGGTTCAAATCGAATATGATTCTTCAAAAGTAATTGAATTCATGATTAATGTGAAAGAACTACTGGAAGCAAAAGATTTCCCAAAATGTGAAAGTTATCTATGTAACTTTTGTGAGTATCAAAAATATTGTCAAGAAGGAGAAGATTATATGTTATTACCTAAAAATGAAAGAAGAAATATTGAGAAGATCGAAAAGAAAGTTCTTTGGTTATATGGTTCACCATTCAGTGGAAAGACAACTTTTGCAAATAGATTTCCTGATCCACTAATGCTGAACACTGATGGAAATATTAAGTTTGTTGATGCACCTTATATTCCAATTAAGGATGAAGTTGAGTACACTGGCAGATTATCAAACAGAACATTTGCTTGGGAAAAATTCAAACAAGTTATTGCTGAACTTGAAAAGAAAGACAATGATTTTAAGACTATTATTGTTGACCTACTTGAAGACACTTATGAACACTGCAGACTTTACATGTATGACCAAATGGGAATTACACATGAAAGTGATGATAGTTTCAGGGCATGGGATAAGGTTACAGTTGAATTCTTATCAACTTTGAAAAAACTTATGAATTTAGATTATGAAAATATTATTCTAATCAGTCATGAAGATACTTCAAAGGACTTCACCAAAAAAGGTGGGGATAAGATTACAGCAATAAAACCTAATCTTCGTGACAAGGTAGCACTTAAAGTTGCAGGTATGGTTGATATAGTTGCAAGGGTTGTTGCTGATGGTGAAATAAGAACCTTATCATTCAAGACCAATGAAGTAATCTTTGGTGGTGGCAGACTTAAAGCTTCTACAAATGAAATTCCACTTGATTATGATGAATTCTTAAAAATCTATGAAGAAGCAAACAGAAATGCAGTTGCAGAAATGAAAGGTGAAAGACCATATATTACACCTTCAAATAAGACCACAGAGGGCAGAAAAAGGAGAAGTAAGAGAGAAACACCTTCTATCCCTAATGAAGCATCAGAAGATGAAAATATGAGTTCTGACAATGATTCTGAACTGGTTATACCTGAAAACTTATCTTCATTAAAGGTTAGAGAATTAAGGACACTTGCAGAAGATTTGGGAATTGATACAACAGATATGAAAAAACAAGATCTTATTGATGTAATTGAAGATTTAGAAAATAAGGAAAATGAAGAAGATGACCAGGATGAGTTAACTGATGAAAAACCAAGAACAAGAAGATCCAGGAATGAAGAACCTGATGAAGATGAAAGTGATGAAGTTGAACAAGAAGAACCAGGTACAAGGACAAGAAAAAGAAGAAAAAGGGGTGAGTAAAATTGGATGAATTTATAAAGATGATAATGCAAGCTGCTGTTGATTCACAGAAACAAACCAATGGAACAGGTCAAAGACCAACTTCATTCGGTTCAATTAATGATGATTTTATTGTTAGATCGGTAAAAGAATCAGCAAAAGTAACTAAAATTTTATTTGATGAACATGTGAAAATTGGTTTTACAGAAGAACAAGCTTTGAAAATTGTAACAAGCATTTTATCAAATAAAAGATAAAAAGAAAGGTAAAGGTGAATAAATGGCAGATGTAATTTCTTTGAAGGATGGTTCAGTTGAAACCCTCTTTGAACCAAAAGATTTTCAATATTTAGTTGAAAAGTATATGGGTTATGAAGCTGAAACATATTTTGAAAACTTAATTTCAAAATTACAAGAAGAAGTTGATGATGCCCTGAATAAAGAACAAAGTGACCTTAGAGCATATGAAGCATCACTTGAAAGTAATACAAGATGTTTCATTGATATTCAGGAAGTAATTGAAGAAATGGAATTGATCCTTGAAGCACCAAGGGTTGATAAAAAGAAACTGTTCAAACTAATTGAACAAATTCAATCAAAAATAAACAATCAAATTTGAAAGGATGGTAAATTACTATGGCAAATATTTGGGATAAGTTTGATCAAGCAATTGATACAAAGGGTTTACAGGATGATGTTAAGGAAGCAGCAGAAAATGGAACAGGTTCATTTAAGGAAGTTCCACATGGTGAATATGAAGTTGAAGTGAACAAAATGGAACTAATTGCATCCAAGAAGGGTGATCCAATGGTTACGATTTGGTTCAAAGTTCTTGAAGGTGAATATAAAGGTAGTTTAATATTCATGAACCAGGTAATCACCCAAGGTTTCCAAATTCATATAGTCAATGAACTACTTAGATCAATGGACACTGGACTTGACATTAAGTTTGAAACTTATAACCAATATGGGAACTTATTGATGGACATTGCAGAAGAAATTGATGGGCAACTTGAATTTGCTTTGAAGTATGGAAAAGGTAAAAAAGATTTTAGCACCTATGAAATTACAGATGTATTTGAAGTAGAATAATCAACCAAGAAATTGGGGGTGCATTATATTTTACATCCCCAATTTTCCACCTACTTCCCCATTGTTAGTATTGACAATTCACTTGAAGTTCATACAGAAAGGATGTGAAATAAATGTTATTTTATGACTTTGAAGTTTTCAAAGAAGATTGGTTGGTTGTAGTTCTTGATATGTTGAATAAAAAAGAACATGTTATTATCAATGATCCTGCTGCACTGGAAAATTTATATGAGGAAAACAAGAATGAAATATGGGTTGGATTTAATTCAAGACATTATGACCAATACATTCTGAAAGGAATCCTTTGTGGGTTTGATCCTAAAAGAATAAACGATTACATCATTGTTAGGGGCAATCCAGGATGGAGATTTTCATCCTTACTTAGAAACATAAAGCTTATAAACTATGATGTTATGACTGGCATTGATAGAGGATTGAAAACTTTTGAAGGTTTCATGGGAAATGACATTAGAGAAAGTTCAGTTCCTTTTGATATAGATAGAAAATTAACTCAAAAAGAAATTGAAGAAACAGTTAAGTATTGTAGACATGATGTTCAACAAACAGTTGAAGTTTTCTTGGAAAGAAAAGATGATTTTGAAGCACATATGGGATTGGTGAAGATTGCTTGTGAGGGGAAACCTTTGGATCTGTTTCTATTATCAAGAACCAAAGTTCAACTTTCATCAATTATTCTTGATGCAGTAAAGAAAGATCATGATGATGAATTTGACATTGACTTCCCTTCTACTATGAAAATTGAAAAATATACACAAGTGGTTGATTGGTATGCTGATCCTGAAAACAGGTGTTATACAAAGAAAAATAAAAATGGAAGAATGGTAAAAAACCAGCTTGAAATTATGGTTGCAGGTGTTCCACATGTATTTGCTTGGGGTGGGGTTCATGGTGCTATTGATAAATACCAGGGTGAAGGATATTTCTTAAATGTAGATGTTGCTTCACTATACCCTTCATTGATGATTTTATATGACCTTGGAAGTAGAAATATGAAAGATCCAAAAAAATATGAAGAAATTTATCATACCAGGCTGAAATATAAGGCAGAGGGAAACCCTTTGGATTTACCATTGAAACTTGTATTGAATGGTACTTATGGGGCAATGAAAGACAAGAATAATCAGTTATATGATCCAAGACAAGCAAACAGGGTTTGTGTATATGGGCAACTTCTATTACTTGATTTGATTGAAAAACTTGAACCACATGTGCAAATTATTCAATCAAATACAGATGGTGTTCTAATGAAATTACCTGATGGTTCAGCTGAAACCTTCTATTTGATAGATGATATTTGTCATGAATGGGAAGAAAGAACTGGTCTTGTACTGGAATTTGAAGAATACAAAAAAGTTTTTCAAAAGGATGTTAATAACTATGTAATTGTACCACATGGAAAGCTTTATGATGAAAAAGGCAAACCACTATGGGTTTCAAAAGGTGCTTATGTAAAGAAATTGCATAGTCTTGATTATGATCTTCCAATTGTAAATAAAGCATTAATAAATTACATGGTGCATGATATTCCAGTTGAAAAGACAATTAATAATTGTAATGAATTAAAAGAATTTCAACTGATAACAAGAGCAAGCAGCAAATATACACATATCCTTCATGGTGATAAAAAAATTAATGAAAAAACAATCAGGGTCTTTGCTTCCAATGATCCAAAGGATCAAGGTAAAGGTGTTAGAAAGGTTCATGCTGTTACAGGTAGACCTGCAAAAATGCCCAATTCCCCTGAAAGTTGTTTCATCTTCAATGATGATGTAAATGGTGTAAAAGCACCAAAAAAACTTGATAAAGAGTTTTATATTGATATGGCAAACAAAAGACTTAAAGACTTTGGGGTGGTGTGATGGATAAAAATGAGTTGAACTTAAATCCCAAAGAAATTGAAATAAGTAAGGTGGTGACAAAAGTTGTTTTTTAGAGGATATGTTGAAACAAAAAATAAAAAATGCATTGAAAAATTCAAAGGAAGAACTAACTTAAAAACTTATGAACAAGTAAAAGATTTATCAGAATTTGCAGGTATCCTTGCAACTGACACCATCTTAATTGATATAGATGATTTTGAACAAAGTGAAATACTGTTCAAAATAGTTCAAGATAAAGGGCTTATTTGTAGGGTGTATGAAACAACCAGGGGGAAACATTTTCTATTCAAGAATAAAGGTGTTCCTTCAAATAAGACAAAAGCAAACCTGGCTATTGGAATAACTGCTGATATTAAACTTGGGAAAAGAAATTCTTATTCCATACTAAAATTCAAAAATAAAGAAAGAAAGATTATATATGATACCACAGAAAACGAACAAGCACAGGAACTTCCAAAGTGGTTACTTCCAATTAAAAATAATACTGATTTTATTAATATGAATGCAGGTGATGGAAGAAATCAAGCTTTATTCAACTACATACTTACATTACAATCTAATGACTTTGAAGTTGAAGAATCAAGGGAAACAATCAGGATCATCAATCAATATGTATTAAAAGAACCATTATCAGATGATGAACTTGAAGTTGTTATTCGTGATGAAGCTTTTGCAAAACCAGTGTTTTTCAAGGGTACAACCTTCCTTTTTGATAAGTTTTCAGTGTTCTTGAAAAATAACCATCATATTAAAAGAATAAATAATCAGCTGCATATATACAAAGATGGAATTTACATTAGTGGACTTGCTGAAATTGAAGCTGAAATGATTAAGCATATCCCCCAGTTAAACAGGGCAAAAAGAGCAGAAGTTCTTGCTTACCTGGATATTTTAATTAGGGAAAATACACCTGCAACAGAAGCAAATTGGATTGCTTTCAGGAATGGACTTCTTAATATTTATGATGATAGCTTTGTTCCATTTACTCATGAGCATGTAATCACTAATAAAATTGATTGGGATTACAATCCAAATGCTTATGATGAACTTGCAGATAAAACCCTTGACAGAATATCCTGCAATGATAAGCAGATCAGAATGTTACTTGAAGAAATAGTGGGATATACAATGTTCAGAAGAAATGAACTTGGAAAAGCATTCATATTAACAGGTTCAGGTTCAAATGGAAAATCAACTTTCCTGAATATGCTTAAACACATGCTTGGAAGAAGAAATGTTTCAGTTTTGGACTTGAAAAAACTAAATGATAGGTTTTCAACAGTAATGCTATTTGGAAAGCTTGCAAACATTGGTGATGATATTTCTGATGAATTCATAACAGATACATCAGAGTTTAAGAAAATTGTTACAGGTGAAGCAATAGATGCTGAACAGAAAGGTCAACCAAAGTTTGAATTTGAACCTTATGTAAAATTATTATTTTCAGCAAACAATATTCCAAGATTAGGAAAAGGTAGGGATTCAAATTCAATATTAAGAAGACTGATCATTGTTCCATTTAATGCAAGATTTTCACCTGATGATGATGACTTTGTTCCCTTCATTGGTGACAAGTTAAGAAGACAAGAAGCAATTGAATATTTAATTCAACTTGGACTTAAAGGATTGAAAAGGGTTCTTATTACAAGAAAGTTCACTGAATCAGAACAAGTTCAAAAAGAACTTGAAGAATATGAAGAAACTAACAACCCAATCATTGGATTCTTTAAGGAAATTGACAGGGAAGAAATTGAAAATGAACCAACAAATCAAGTTTATAAGAGATATACAGTATATTGTGCTGAAAATGGATTGAATCCAGTTTCACAGATAGGATTTTCAAAACAACTAACTGCAAATTTTGGTTTTGAAATCATAGATAAAAAAATCAAAGGTAAGAAATACAGAATATTAGTTTCAAAGTAAAGAGGTGAATTAAACATGCAGGGTAAATATGAAAAAGAATTTATCAAAATGATAGAACAACAAAGATATAAATATGGTGCTTATCAGTTATTTTATGATTTTTGTGAATGTGCAGCATGTTCTATTAATTCACCATTAGAAAATCATGAGATAAGAGAACAAAGGTATCAAGAAACCATAAAGAGATATCAGGATGAAAATATAGTAAATATACTTGGTGACATGCTTGGAGCTTTAATTTTAGCAATAGAAGAAAACCCCTTTACAGATGTTCTTGGAAATATCTATATGCAGCTTGAAATATCAGATAAAAAACATCTTGGACAATGTTTTACACCTGACCATGTTTCCCTTCTATGCAGTCAATTGACTTTAGGAAATATAGAAGAAGTTATTAAAGAAAATGGATTTGTAACACTTAATGATTGTTGTGTTGGTGGTGGAAGTATGGTTTTATCTTTTGCTAAAGCTTTCAAAGATTTAGGATTTAACCCACAAAAGGAATTATGTGTTGTGTGTAATGACATTGATTCTCTATGTGTGAACATGACATATATTCAACTATCATTGAATGGAATTCCTGCAAGAGTATTATGGGGTGATACAATTACACAAAAATTTACTGATTATTTTCATACACCAATGTGGGTACTGAATGGTTTTAATTATAAATATGAAAGGATGATGAAGGGTGAAGAATTCAGGGTTAGCTGATGTATGTATTACATGTGGGGTTTATGTTCCAGAAGGAAGACAGATTTGTCCTTCATGTGAAAAGAATAAATCTATCATCAGGGTGGAAGACAAACCACAGAAACACATTGAAATATGCAATATATTGAATGACATATACACAAGAAAAAATCATGACTATGGTGATTCATTTGCAAAATTAAGAAATGAACTTCCAAATGCAATCCTGGTCAGGATATATGACAAATATTCAAGACTTAAAACATTAATGGAAGGTGCAGAACAAAAGGTTAAAGATGAAAGTATTGATGACACACTTATGGATTTAGCAAATTATTGCATTATGGAATTAGTTGAAAGGAAGATGACAAATGGAAATTAATGATTATCAAAAAGCAGCATTAAGAACAGCAAACAGCGACAAATCAAAGGATTTAATTTTGAATGGTGTTCTTGGTCTTTGTGGTGAAACAGGTGAAGTTGCTGATCATATTAAAAAGCATTTATTTCAAGGTCATGAATTGGACAAGGATCAAATGATTAATGAACTTGGTGATGTATGTTGGTATATTGCAATTCTTGCAAAAGGACTGAATGTTGATCTTGAAACAGTCATGAAAAAGAACATTGATAAGTTAATGAAAAGATACCCCAATGGATTTGAGAAGGAAAGGTCACTACACAGAAAGGATGATGAATAATGAAGGTTAAGAAAGTAAATTCAGTTGAAGTTCCAATGTTGACTGATGAAAAGTTTGATAAGATTGAAGAATTTGCTGCACTTGTGAAACCAGTCCAGGAATGGATGTTGAAAAATTACAATCCACATTCCAAGGTAATTATTGAAGTGAATGGTGCAACAGTCACAACAGATGACTTATTTATTCCATTGAAAGTTGGTGATTAAATGGGTTACATCATAACATTCATGATTGGTGGAATATTCGGTGTAATTATAATGTGTTTAGTCACTATTTCAAAGGATGGTGATAATGTTGGCAAGTAGAAATCCAAAGTATAATGCATCAGGTTGTGCTGATCCAACAGCTTATGAAGCATTGAAACCAATTATCAAAGAGGACAGGCAACTTGAAAGAAAAGTTCACAATATCATTAATACTTTGAAATTTATTGTTGATTGGGCAGGATTTGAATTTATCGGAAGAATTGAAATCAGACACAAAGAATCAGGAAGGGAATTCAAATGAATAGATATAAATGTCCAAATTGTAAAGGAAATCAATATTCATCTAGTAGCAAGAAAGCTGATGAACCATGTATCTATTGTGGTAATGAAGGAACTGAATTAATGAAAAACATTGAAGAAAGTGAAGGTGGAAAGGATGAAAAGAACTTATGCAGTAAGTAAGGATGATAAATCAAGTTTATGGTATGCACATATGGTTGACTTTCCCAAAATACCTGTATTTGGTAGTTTCAGTAAAAACAAAAAAAGCAGCACAGAAACATGCAGCAAATATGATGGGGATAACCTTAAAGGAATATTATAAAACAAAAAATTAAAGGGTGGTATGAAAAATGAAACCAGTAAAAACAGAAACAAGTAATGTAACCTTTGTTGGTGAAGGATGTCAGGACTTACCAGGTACAAGATATCTTTGTGATGATGGGGTTACCCCTGGAATAGAAACAGTTTGGGAATTGGATGATAAGGAAAAGCAACAAGTGTTGGAATCAGGCAGAATTTATTTATACATAATGGGAAGAACAGTTCAACCTTGTTTTCTTGCAACAGAATCAGCAATCAGAATTGAAGAAGATGAAAGGAATGGTGAAGATAATGAAAAATATGAATACAAAGAATAGAATTGAATTATATAAGAAGTTAGTTGATGAACGTAGTAATCAGTTACCAGGTGTAATGAATGAAGATTTCTTACAGTGGTTAATTGATGAAGGGTTCTTCGCTGCCCCTGCTTCAAGAAAATATCATGGTGCATATGAAGGTGGACTATTTGATCATTCATATGCAGTTACTCATACTCTACTTGGAATGACTGAAAGACTTGATATTGAATGGGAACATCCAAGATCACCAGTTATTGTTGGACTGTTTCATGATTTATGTAAGGTTGACCAGTATGAGAAGGTCATTGATGTTGAAGGGGTTACTTACTTTGGTAGGGATGAAGTTGAAGGTGAAGAATATCATTTTGAATATAGAAATGATAGTTTGTTCCCTGGACATGGTGAAAAATCAGTGATGAAATTGGCTGCATGGTTACACCTTACAGAAGAAGAAATTCTTTGTATTCGTTATCATATGGGTGCTTATGAAAAGGATGCTTGGGATTACTTTGATAAAGCAATCAGGAAATATGAAACTGTACTTTGGACACATCAGGCAGACATGTATGCTTCTAAAGTCAAAGGTATTTGAAAGTTAATTTTCAAAGAAGGGATGAAGGATCATGTTAGAAAGAAATGAAGAAGGTAGATTAAAATTTGATTCATTAGGTATGGAAATATTTATTGGTGGACTATTTCAAAAATGTAATACGGAACATGAAGTAAATTGGTTAGAAGAACAACTTCAAGACATAGTTGAAATGAGTGCAGAAGAAAAGCTTGATGAATTATAAAAAATTTGTTCCCCAAATATTTCAAACAGTAGTAGTTCAAGGTTGGGTTCAAGATAGTTCTTGATAAAATATATAACTTGAACCCTTTGAAACCCTTGATGTAACTATTGTTAAGGGTATCGGTTCAAGAAGTTCAAGATAGTAACAACTTATTATATAAAATATTATATATTTTTTAATTAAGTTTAAATATAATATATACCCTAAAAATAAAGAATATATAGGAATATATCTTGAACCTTGAACCGTTAAAGCTGAAACCCTTGAAAACACTGACTTTTTATCGGTTCAAGATAAAAAAGGGGTTCAAGGTGTAATACAAAAGGTTCAAGAAGAAAGGATGATTTGATGACAAAACAGATAGAAAATTATATGAATGAGCTTATTTATAAATATACTTCTGAATTGAAAAAGCAAGGTCTTTTGAGGAATAACAAAAGAACACCTTTTCAAAAAACAGAAACCTTGTTGTATAATTACAATAATTTTAAGGCTGCAATCCAAGATAAGCATGATCAGATTGAAGAAATTAAAAATGTAGGACTTAGAAAAAGAAGTAAAAGCATAACATCCATTTCTTCAAATCCTACATATGAAATTAAATCAGATATAGACAAGGCAGAAGAAAAAATTGAAAGTATTGAACAAAGTATTCAGGTAACAAAGAATTTTATCAGAATAATAGATAATGCAATTGATATGTTAAAGGATGATCCTTACTTTGATATTATCAGGATGAAATATTTTGAAGGTAAAACAAGAGAAGAAATGGCTGAATACTATGATGTTGATGTTTCTACTATTTCAAGAAATAAGAACAGGCTTGTAAATTTATTGCAGATTAGATTGTTTTCAGATGAAGTAATATATCAAATATTTAGTTAAAATATAAAGAAGGTGATATTGTGAACAGAGCAGAAAGAAGAAGATTACAAAAGAAGGGTCTTCCAGTTAAGAAAGAACCAGTAGTCAATATCAAGTATAGTGATGTTCAACAGATGAAAGATGAAGCAACTAAAAAAGCAGCAGATACAGCATTCCTTTTGATGTTAGGTCTTCCAGTGTTAGTTCTTCGTGACAAGTGGGGCTTCGGTAAAGTTAGACTTGAAAGGTTTATTGACCAGGTAATTGATATGTATGAAGCTTTCAATGAAGGATATTTGACACTTGATGATATTCATAAGGTTATTGAAGAAGAAACAAGAATTAAAATCCTTGGTAAATAATGCACATATCGTGCAACATTGACACCCTTGTTATGCATTTATATTAATAGTAAGATGTTAATAAGTAAAATTTTATCTTGAACCCCTTAATTAATCTTGAACTTTTCAATAGATTAATTAAGGGGTTTTTATATTCAGAAAGGAAGGTGTTGCAGGATGGCAAAGCTGACTAAAAAGCAAAAGCTATTCGTTGAAGAATACCTGATTGACCTGAATGCAACACAAGCAGCAATCAGGGCAGGGTATTCTTCTAATACAGCAAAAGAAATAGGATATGAAAACCTGACAAAACCTCACATTAAAAGTGCAATAGATAAAGCTATGGCTGAAAGATCAAGAAGAACAGGTGTCAATGCAGATAGAATTGTTCAAGAACTTGCCAAGATTGCTTTTCTTAATCCCACTGATGTTATTAATATGGATGAAGCTACAATCAAAGGCGATTCTAATAGAGATGACACTGCTGCAATCAGTTCAGTAAAAGTTAAAAGAATTCCAACAGAAGATGGGGATATTACTGAAAGAGAAGTCAGAACTTATGATAAAATCAAAGCACTTGAACTTCTTGGAAAACATATTGGAATGTTCACTGATAAGTTTAAAGTTGAAGGTAATATTCCAGTTGTAATTGTTGATGACCTGGAAGATGATGAAGATGAAGAATTTGATGACTAATAACACATTAGTAACACAATCATCTTCAAACCCTGATAAACAAAGGCTTTATATTTATTATGCAATAATTCAGGGTGATGCATATGGTTAAAAGAAAGAAGATTTCCTTAAAGAAAGTTGTAGGTAAACATTATAATAGATTTTGGAGATTCAAAGGTAGATATAGAGTTGTAAAAGGAAGTCGTGCTTCCAAGAAATCAAAGACAACTGCACTTTGGTATATTTCTAACATGATGAAATATTCAAGTGCAAATACCCTGGTAATCAGGAAGACGTTCAGAACATTAAAAGATTCATGTTTTACTGAATTGAAATGGGCAATTAATAGACTTGGGGTTTCTGAACATTGGGATATAAAAGAATCACCACTTGAAATGACTTATATTCCAACAGGTCAAAAGATTTATTTTAGGGGTCTTGATGATCCATTAAAAGTTACTTCAATCACAGTAGAAGTTGGTTCATTATGTTGGATGTGGATTGAAGAAGCTTATGAAATCATGAACGAATCAGATTTTGACATGATAGATGAATCTATTCGTGGTCAAGTTGAAGATGGATTGTTCAAGCAAATTACACTTACATTCAACCCTTGGAATGAACATCACTGGATAAAGAAAAGGTTCTTTGATGCTGAACCTGATCCTGATATACTTGCACTTACCACTAATTACAAAATGAATGAATTCTTGGATGCTGCAGATAAGAAATTGTTTGAAACAATGAAGAAAAACAATCCAAGAAGATATAAGGTTGCAGGTCTTGGTGATTGGGGTATTGTTGAAGGTCTTGTATTTGAGAATTGGGAAGAAAAAGCATTTAACCTGGAAACTATTAAGAAAATCAAAGGTATCAAATCAGCATTTGGTCTTGACTTTGGATATACCAATGATCCTTCTGCCCTATTTTGTGGAATGGTAGATGTTGAAGGAAAAAGGATCTATGTATTTGATGAAATGTACCAGGAAGGAATGTCAAATGAAGCAATCTATGAAGAAGTCACAGAAATGGGTTACAGGAAGGAAAGAATTCGTGCTGATAGTGCTGAACCAAAGTCCATTGATAGATTAAGAATATTGGGTCTTTCAAATATCAGGGGTGCGAGAAAAGGAAAAGACAGTGTAAATAATGGAATTGATTACATTCAAGATTTTAAGATTATCATTCATCCTAAATGTGTAAACTTCATAACTGAAATAAGTAACTATACTTGGGATAAAGATAAGTTTGGAAAGAAAATAAATAAACCAATTGATGACTTCAACCACTTGATGGATGCAATGAGATATGCACTTGAAGACTTCATCAAAGGTGAAACATTTAGTTTTGATTAGTAACATATTAGTAACAAGAACCCTTGAAAATATTGTTATTTCAAGGGTTTTATTATATTAGGTCATAAATTTGTATGAAAGGTGGTGAATTAGCATGTTTCAATTTCTGTCTATTGAATCAGGAACTGAATATATAAATAACATTATCCAACAAGGAGCTGCTGCAAGAATAACTGATGAAAGATTTATTGAACTTGAAATTCAAAGGTTCAAAGCTTCAAGAAGAAGAAAAGAAATGATTGATGGTGAAAGGTATTATGAAGGTAACCATGATATTTTAAGAAGAAAAAGAACTGTCATTGGTGAAGGTGGAAAGCTTGAAAATGTTGATAACCTTCCAAATAACAGAATTGTTGATAATCAGTATGGAAAAATGGTTGATCAAAAGAAAAACTATTTATTGGGTCAACCTATTGCATTTAATACTGAAAATGATCTTTACACTAAATTATTAAAGAAAATATTCAATAAAAGATTTCAAAGGCTAATCAAGAATGTTGGTGAAGATTCCTTAAATGGTGGTATTGGTTGGATAATGCCCTATTACAATGAACATGGTGAATTCACCTTTAAGAGATTCAAACCTTATGAAATTATACCAGGATGGGCAGATGCAGATCATACAATCTTGGAATATGCAATCAGGATTTATGAAGTTATTGCTTATGAAGGTGAAACAGAAAAGATTATTGAAAAGGTTGAAGTCTATGATGAAAATGGTATTTATAGATTTGAATTAAGAGATGGAAGACTTGTTCCTGATGAAATACCTTTCAGCAACTACTTTATTACTATTACAGAAGATGGTGATCAAGTAATTGAACAAGGTTGGAATTGGGCAAAGGTACCCCTTATCCCCTGGAAGTATAATTCAAAAGAAATTCCATTGATAAGAAAAATAAAGTCATTGCAGGATGGATTGAACTTAATTCTTTCTAACTTCCAAAATAACATGGAAGAAGATGCAAGAAATACAATCTTAATACTGGTCAACTATGATGGTGAAAATCTTGGTGAATTTAGAAAGAACCTAACAACTTATGGTGCAGTTAAAGTTAAAACTGTTGATGGTGCAGGTGGTGATGTTAAAACACTACAGGTTGAAGTCAATGCTGAAAACTACAAAGCAATACTTGAAATATTCAAGAAAGCAATCATTGAGAATGCAAAAGGTTATGATGCAAAAGATGACAGGCTTGCAGGTCAACCAAATCAAATGAATATTCAGTCCATGTATTCTGATATTGAACTTGATGCAAATGAAATGGAAACTGAATTCCAGGCTTCCTTTGAAGAATTGCTTTGGTTTGTTGATGTTCACTTATTTAATGCAGGATTTGGAGATTTTGAGAATGAAGAAGTTGAAGTTATATTTAACAGGGATATTATGATTAGTGAATCAGAAGTCATTTCTAACATTAAAGATTCAGTTGGAATTCTTTCTGATGAAACACTTATTTCACAACATCCTTGGGTTGATGATCCACAACTTGAACTTGAAAGAAAGGCAGCAGAAAAGGAAAAAGAACTTGATGAATATAGCAGAGCTTTTCCTTTTCACAATCAAAGGGTTGAAGATGGTGATGTAAATGAAGAATAGTTCATACTGGAAAAAAAGATTTGAATATCTTGAACAGCTTGAACATAAAGAAGCTTCTTCCCTACTTCATCAACTGGAAGATCATTATAGGAAAGCACAAAGAGAAATTGAAGGTAAAATTCAAGTTTGGTATCAACGATTTGCTGACAACAATCAAATCAGCATGGCAGAAGCAAGGAAATGGTTGACTACAAAAGAACTGGCTGAATTCAAATGGGATGTTAAAGAATATATCAAGTATGGTGAACAGAATGAACTTAATCAACAATGGATGAAAGAACTTGAAAATGCATCAGCAAGGTATCATATTTCAAGGTTGGATGCGTTGAAGATTCAAACTCAACAATCACTTGAAGTTCTTTATGGAAACCAAATTGATGAAGTGGATTCTTTGATGAAAAAAATATATTCAAAAGGTTATTATCATACATTGTATGAACTTCAAAAAGGGTTCAATATTGGTTGGGATATTGCTTCAATAGATGAAAGAAAATTACAAAGGATAATCAAAAAACCTTGGGCAGTAGATGGAAGAAATTTTAGTGATAGGATTTGGAATAATAAATCAAAGTTAGTCAATGAATTGCACAATGAACTTACTCAAATGACTATCCTTGGAAAAGCACCTGATGAAGCAATCAGCAATATAGCAAGGAAAATGAATACTTCCAAGACTAATGCAGGAAGATTGGTTATGACAGAATCAGCTTACTTTTCTTCTGTTTCTCAAAAGGATGCATTTAATGATCTTGAAGTTGAAATGTATGAAATTGTTGCAACCCTGGACAGTAGGACATCAGATATATGTCAAGAACTTGATGGTAAAGTCTTTAATATGAAGGACTATGAAGCAGGGGTTACTGCCCCACCCTTCCATGTTTATTGTAGAACAACCACTGTTCCCTATTTTGATGATGAATTCAATGTTGGGGAAAGAGCAGCAAGAGATCCTGAAACGGGAAAGACTTATTATGTACCTTCAAATATGACTTATCCACAATGGAAAGAAAGTTTTGTGGATAAAGGTAGTAAATCAGGATTGAATGAAGTCGATCCAGTTGCTATAATAAAAGATGAAAGACTGAAAGAATTTAAGAAGTTTTATGAAGATTGGGATGGGAATAATGTCAAACCACTTGCAGTTAAAGTTGTTAATCATGAGAATTTACCCCTAAAAGTTAATAGACATAAAATATCAGCACATGGTCAATGTCAATTAAGTTATAGTGATCCTGAAATGAAAATATTGACCTTTGAACTTAATAGTAAAGATTTAAGAAGTAAAGAATATCAGGTTAAAACAATATTTCATGAATTATTTCATGCAAAGTCACATGGTATTAAACATGATATAGGAAGTATTTCATTTAGAGATTGGGCATACCTTGATGATGTGTTTGCAGAAGTAACTGCACACTATATGAACAAGTCAATTGGTATTACAAAAGAAATTACACCAAGTTATGCAAGACATCTAATTGATACACTTCCAAAACTTAAAAAACTTCCTGAATTTAAGTCTTGTAATACAATAGCTGATTTTGGAAAAGTTGCGTATAATTATAGGTTTTCTACTAACAATAATGCTGAATGGAAATCAATGTGGAATGCATTAAATAAGATTGATCATAACATGATAGATTATAGTAAAGATTATCTTGATTATATTACTAAAAACAAAAGTAAATTAGTTGATCAATTGCTTGAAAATATGCCCCAGTATTCAGCATATAAAAATAATATGATTGATGATCTTACTAATGCTATTGATGACATAAATAATGGATTTAATGTAAGTGGTAATAGGCAAATGGTATTTGAACAGGCTTTAATTATTTCAATGAATAGATTGGGGGTAAAGTAAAATGATTTATATTCCAAAAGAGTGGATGAAGGATGAAAAGAATGAACAAAAAATTCATGAAATATTTAATGAATATCTTTACACTGATTTGAATCTTGATAATAATGTTCGATTAGCAATTCAAGAATTAAATAACATAGGTGAAACCATTATTATTGAAAAAATAAGAGATGGAACAATAAGCATCTTGTAAAAATTACAGGGTGCTTTTTTCATGGAAACATTGAAAAATCAAGGGTACTAAAGTATCAATGACCTTCTAAAAGTCGCTTAAATCGGCTTATATGAGGTCATTTTTTCATGGGTTTTTCACATAAAAGGATGGTGATTAAATATTGAGCAAATCAGGAATCATCAATCAGAATTTTAATGTGAAAGGTAGGTGATCCAATATCTCCCTAGTGTTTGGGTTAAAACACATTTCATCTTTTTGGTATTGAAGATGTAAAAGAACAAGACAAATAAAACTGGACTGAACCAGGTAAAAAATGAATTTGAAAGGATGAATATTAAAAATGAAATACGAAGATTTTATTAAGTTAGGACTTAGTGAAGAAGATGCAAAAAAGGCTGCTGAAGCTTCACAGGAAGAATTAAAGGGTTTTATTCCAAAGGCAAGATTTGATGAAGTGAATAATGAAAAGAAAAAACTTGAAGCAACTGTTGCTGAAAGAGATGAACAACTTGAAACTTTGAAAAATTCAACTGGTGATCTTGAAGCTATGAAACAAAAGATTTCTGATCTTCAAGCTGATAATAAAAAGAAGGATGAAGAACATGCTGCTGAAATCAAACAATTAAAGATTGATGCTGCTGTTTCTGCTGCAATTACTGCTGCAAAAGGAAAGAATGAAAAAGCAGTTAAAGCACTTCTTGAACTGGATGAAGTTGAACTTCTTGATGATGGAAGTGTTAAGGGATTGGATGATCAGATTAAAAAACTTCTTGAATCTGATGATACAAAGTTCTTATTTGATACTTCAACCAAGAAAACAACAATGAAAGGTGCAAAACCAGGTGAAGCAGGTAATGAAGATCCTGATAATGCAGTTGACATCACAAAAATGTCATATGAAGAATTGGCAGCTTACCTGGAAGAAAATCCTGATGCAGAAATTTAATTAAAAATTGATAAAAGGAAAGGTGAAAATTAATGGCTAAATTTGATTCTAAAAGTTTTAATGAAAGAGCTTTTGGAAAATATGTTGATATTGTTCCAAAGCTAAAGAAAAATGAACTGGTTAAATCCAGGGCATTAAAACCAAATAGTCAGATAAGGGAAACATTTAGAGGGCAAACAGGGGTTGTCTATGCAACTATCCCTATGTATGGAAGAATTGATGGGGATGCCCTGAATTATGATGGTGAAACTGACATTACTGCAACAAGTACAACCACTTATGAAAGGGGTGTAATTGTTGTTGGTAGATCTAAAGCATGGGTTGAAACTGATTTTGCAGAAGATGTAACAGAAGGTGCTGGTTTCATGACCAATGTGGCAAAACAAGTTGCTGAATATTGGGATGAAGTTGACCAAGATACATTACTTGCAATCCTTGAAGGTATCTTCAACATGACTGGTGCAGGAAACTTGAAGTTTGTTAATGGTCATACTTATGATATTTCTGACAAGGAAACAAATAATGTTGTTGGTGCTGCAACTTTAAATACTGCTATTCAGAAAGCAAGTGGTGACAAGAAGTCCAAGTTTACAATTGCAATCATGCATTCAACTGTTGCAACAAACCTTGAAAACTTGAAGTTACTTGCTTATATGACTTACACTGATGCAAATGGAATTGAAAGACAACTTGAACTTGCAACTTGGAATGGTAGAACAGTAATAATTGATGATGGTATGCCTGTTGAAGAAGTAGAAGAATCAGAAGCAGGTGCAGGTGATGGATATTATAAATACACCACTTATGTTCTTGGAGATGGTGCGTTTGATTATGAAGATGTTGGAGTAGAAGTTCCATATGCTATGGTTCGTGATGAATTTAAGAATGGTGGACAAACAACTCTTGTTTCAAGACAAAGAAAAGTATTTGCACCATATGGTATTAGCTTTACTAAAAATCAAATGGCAACTAATTCCCCAACAGAAACTGAATTAAAAGATGGTCGAAACTGGGAACTAGTACATGATGGTGGAGCAGGTGCAGCAAGAAAGCACTTTGACCATAAAGCAATCCCAATTGCTAGAATTATTTCAAGGGGATAATCAAAGCTAATCAGAAAGGATGATATGTATGGCACTTGATGAGTTAAAACAAACGGTGCTGAACAATATCATTCCATTATTGTCAGGGTCAAGTCTTTCAGAACAGTCCTACCTCCTGGCTGTTCTTGAAAGACTTGAATCCCTTGGTTATAAGATCAAGGAAACTGATAGTTGGATGATTGGTTTTTCAGTACAAAAAGTTGAAAATACCATCAAGAATGAATGCAATGTCACTGCTGTTCCTGATGGTTTACGTAATGTATCAATTGACATGATTTGTGGTGAAGTATTATTTGCTAAAAAACAAAGTGGACAATTAGAAAATTTTGATTTGGAAACTGCATTAAAATCAGTTCAAACAGGTGATACAACAGTAACTTATGCAATTGAAAGTTCAATGACACCTGAACAAAGATTGAACACTCTTATTTCTCATTTATTAACCTATGGGAAGGGTGAATTTGCATGTTATCGGAAAATCAAGTGGTAATGGTTAGAAAAGCAATTGAAAAGACTTATACTGGTAAATGCACCATTACTGAATATCAACCTTACAAGAAAGAAAATAAGTCAACAGGTAATAAAGAAGTTGATGTTCTTGAAGATCAACCTTGCAAATTATCCTTTGAAAAAATAACTAATATTAATCAAGGTGAAGCTGCTGCATCAGTAATTCAAATAGCAAAAGTTATGCTTGCACCTGAAATTAAAATCAAACCAGGTTCAAAACTTACTATTACACAAAATGGGGTTACAACTGAATATTCAAACAGTGGTGAACCTGCAATATATAACACCCATCAAGAAATTATTCTTGAACTATTCAAAGGATGGTCTTAATGTCAAGGTTTGGAAGATGTGAATTCAGTGGTTTGAAAAAACTTCAAAGTAGATTGAACAAATTAGATGATGAAGAAATTAATATATTTATTCAATCATGTGCAAAAGAACTTGCAGCAAGACTTCTTGCAAAAGTAATTAAAAGAACACCAGTTGGTGAATATCCAAGTAGTTCAGGAAAAAAGGGTGGAACTTTAAGAAGGGGTTGGACAGCAGGAAAGAATCAAAGTGTAAGTAAGTATGTTTCAGAGTTAGTCATTCATCATTATGGTGGTGTATATGTCATTGAAATAGTAAATCCAGTTGATTATGCATCTTATGTTGAATTTGGTCATAGAACAAGGAATCATAAAGGTTGGGTAAAGGGAAGATTCATGCTTACTATATCGGAACAAGAAATTGAAAGAGATGCACCAATGATCCTTGAAAGAAAATTGGAAAAGAAGTTAAGGGAAGTGTTTAGATGATTAATAAAATTATTGATTCAATCAGCATTTCCATTCATTCTGAATTCGGTGACGAATATGAAATTTATACAGAAAGTTTGAAACAAGGTTTGAAAGAACCTTGTTTTTTTATTTTCTGCTTGAACCCAACCAATAACCTTTTCAGGAATAACAAGTATTTTAGAACCAACCAATTTTGCATTCAATACTTCCCTTCTACTCGTGAACCAAAGGCTGAATGTAATGATGTTCTTGAAAGATTATATGGTTGCCTGGAACTAATAACTATTAAAGAAAATGAAACAACTGAAAGTTTAACCAGAGGTTCAAGAATGAATGGTGAAATTGTTGATGGTGTTTTAAGCTTCTTTGTGAATTATGACATGTTTGTTTATAGAGTAGAAGAACCAGGTGAAAACATGGAAGATTTGAATGTAAAAACAGATGCGAAAGGATGGTAATAATGGCAAGTAAAACAAAGAAAACTGATAAAACTGTTCAAGAAGTTAAATATTCTAAAGAACAGATTTTATCAGCTAACAAATACAGAAATAGAAAAGACATCCTGAAAAGATTACTTGTTGATGGAAAAGAATATTCCATCAAGCAAGTGGATTCTTTGATGGGTGATTTCATGAAAGGTAAGGTGAAATAATATGGCTTTAGGTGGTGGAACTTTTGTCACTCAAAACAAAGTGCTTCCAGGATCTTATATAAACTTTGTTTCTTTGGCAAGAGCATCAGCAACCCTTTCTGATAGGGGTGTTGTAGCAATGCCCCTTGATCTTGATTGGGGTGTTGAAAATGCAGTATTTGAAGTTACTAAAGAAGATTTCCAAAAAGATTCATTGAAAATCTTCGGATATGCTTACACTGATGATAAATTGAAAGGTCTTAGGGATCTATTCATGAATATCAAAACTCTTTATGCTTACAGATTATCAAGTGGTGGTGAAAAAGCAACCAATGACTTTGCAACTGCAAAATATTGTGGTATTCGTGGGAATGACTTGAAGATTGTTATTCAATCAAATGTTGATGTTCCTAGTGACTTTGATGTTAGAACAGTTCTTGGAACAACTATTGTTGATGAACAAACAGTTTCAGGTGCTGATGAATTAGTTGCAAATGATTATGTAACATTTAAGACAGATGCAACACTTACAGTTACAGCTTCAACCCCACTTACAGGTGGTACAAATGGAACTGTTGATGGTACTTCACATCAAAACTTCCTAGATAAGATTGAATCTTATTCATACAATGCCCTTGGTGTTGTTACTACTGATGATGTGGTTAAGGGTTTATATGCAAACTTTACTGAAAGACTTCGTGATGATATTGGTCAGAAGTTCCAAGTTGTTCTTTACAATGAACCTGCTGATTATGAAGGGGTTATCAATGTAAAGAATAAAGCAGTTGAAGATGAAGCAGCACTGGTGTATTGGGTGACTGGAATTATTGCAGGTTGTGAAGTGAATAAATCCAACTTAAATAAACTTTATGATGGTGAATACACTGTTGAAGCTGATTATACCCAAGCAGAATTGGAAGCAGCTATTAAATCAGGTGAATTTACACTTCATAAAGTTGGTTCTGATATTAGAGTTCTTTCAGATATAAATTCCCTGGTTACTGTTTCAGATACTAAAGGTGAAATCTTCAAAGATAACCAAACAATAAGAGTTATGGATCAGATTGCAAATGACATTGCAGTTTTATTCAATACAAAATACCTTGGCAATGTTCCAAATGATGCAGCAGGAAGAATTTCATTGTGGTCAGATATTGTTAAACACCATGAACAACTTCAAGAAATTAGAGCTATTGAAGAATTTAATGATAGTGATGTTGTAGTTGAACAAGGTGATACAAAGAAATCAGTTGTTGTAAATGATGTTGTCACTGTTGTAAATGCAATGGCACAGCTTTACATGACAGTTATAATGGCATAGAAAGGGGTGGAAATAGATGAATAATATTACTATGAAAGCAAAAGACACTATTTCAGCAAAGTTGGCTGAATGCTTTATTACTATTGGTGAAAACAGATATAATTTTATGCAGATGATCAACTTTGAAGGAAATATTGAAAAAACCAAAACCAAAGTTCCTATTTTAGGTAGAATCATGGATGGAAATAAAACAATTGGTCTTTCAGGTACTTTTTCAGGTACTGCACACTATAATCAATCTATTTTCAGACAAGCACTTCTTGATTATAAGAACACTGGAATTGATACCTACTTTGAAATTCAGATAACTAATGAAGATCCTGAATCAGCAGCAGGAAGACAAACCATTGTGTTCATAGATTGTAATGTTGATGGTGGAATTTTATCCAAGTTTGATGCAGATGGCGAATATCTTGATGAAGAAATTGAAGGAACATTTGAAGACTTCAAGATGCCTGAAAGCTTTGCAATTCTCAATGGTATGATTTAATTTAAGTTTGGGGTGTTCTAATTATAGAATACCCCCTTTATTTTTTGATTAAATACAGAAAGGTCAAGGTGAAATTATGTCAAATTTAAGTTTATTCTTAAAGAAAAATAAGATTCAGAAAGAAAATACAACTTATCCTGCAACCAAATCATTGCTTGATGAAAATGGTAAACCATTACTTTGGACTATAAAACCATTAACAACAAAGGAAAATGAAGATATTCGTGAAAGTTGCACCTATGAAGTTCCAGTTAAAGGTAAACCAAATATGTTTAGACCAAAGGTAAATACAAATCAATATCTTGCAAAAATGATTGTTGCATCAGTTGTTGAACCTAATTTGAATAATGCAGAATTACAAGATAGTTATGGAGTTAAGAAACCAGAAGACTTATTAAAAGAAATGATTGATGATCCTGGTGAATATAATGAGTTTGCAATGTTTATTCAACAATTCAATGGGTTTAACATCAATATTAATGACAAGGTTGAAGAAGTAAAAAACGAATAAGAGAAGATGACCCTGAATTTAATTTTATTCATTATGCAATACAGAAGTTGAAGTGGTCACCTTCTCAAATAAATGAATTTATTAATGCTGATGAAAACATGCAAGCATTATATTATGGTTCTACACAGATTAAAATTGAAAATGACAAAGAAAAGAAAAAAGAATTAGAAAGAAAAGCTAAAAAGAAGTAGGGTTGAATCATCTCCCCTGTTTCTTTTACTTGATATAGAAAGGCAGGTGAAGACAAATAGCAAGCATTAGAACACAGATTGAACTTTATGATGTTATTTCAGCACCACTATTAAATATTACAAGTGCATTAAATATGACAGTAAGTGCATTTGAAGAAATGGATGCTGCTGCAAATAGTTCCTTTGATTCTGCAAATTTTTCTGCTGTTAGAGAACATCTTAATCAAGCTAATATTGAAATTGAAGAAATGGAACAAAATCTTAGTCAAGCTGATATACAACAACAGAATCTAAATAATTCCATTGAAAAAGGAACTGGACTTGCAGGTGGACTTGAAAGAAAAATTATAGGTATTATTGGAGCATATGCTTCATTTAAGGGTGTTCAAAAGGTTCTTGATATTACTGATGTAATGAACCAAACCACAGCAAGACTGAACTTAATGAATGATGGATTACAAACAACTAAAGAATTACAAGACATGATATATTTATCAGCACAAAGATCAAGATCAGAATATCAAACTACTGCTGATATGGTTTCACAACTTGGGTTAAATGCAAAAGATGCTTTCAGTAGTAATGTTGAACTAATTAAGTTTGCAGAACAACTGAATAAGTCAATGGTTATTGCAGGGGCAAGTGGAATGGCTGCTGAATCAACTGTTTACAACCTAACACAAGCACTTTCAACTGGTGTTTTAAGAGGTCAAGACCTTAATGCTGTTTTAAGTAATTCACCTAATATTGTTCAAAATATTGCAGATTATCTTGAAGTTCCAATGGGGCAAATAAGGGATATGGCAGCAGAAGGACAAATTACTGCTGAAATAGTAAAAAATGCAATGTTAGCTGCAGCAGATGAAACCAATGAAGCTTTTGAAAGTATGCCTATGACCTATGACCAAATTTGGACTTCTATTTCAAACAGTGCTTTAATGGCTTTTCAACCAATCTTTGATAGGTTAACTGAACTTGGAAACAGTGAACATTTTCAGGTGTTAGTAGATGGTATTATTGATTCCCTTGTATTTGTTTCAGGTGTTGTTATTGAAATATTTGATTTGGTTGCACAAGTTGGAGCATTTATTTCTGATAACTGGTCAATTCTTGAACCACTAATTCTTGGGGCAGCAACAGCACTTGGAATATATACTGCTGCTTTGATAGTTTACAACACCATTCAAGCAATTTCTAATGGTATCAAGGCAATTGCTGCTTTCAGGGAAACAGTTCATGCAGCAGCTTTAATGATGCAGACAGGTGCAACTTTTGCAGCAACAGCAGCACAACATGGATTTAATGCTGCATTAATGGCTTCACCTATCACTTGGATATTAATAATTATAATTGCAGTTATTGCAGCATTATTTGCAGTGGTAGCAGCAATAAATAAAGTAACTGGTTCAAGTATTAGTGCAATTGGAATTATAACTGGTGCATTGGCAGTTGCAGCAGCATTCATTGGAAATCTGTTTGTAACACTGATAAATTTTGCGATTGATATATTTGTTGTTCTATGGAATTTCATTGCAGCATTTGCAAACTTCTTTGCTAATGTATTCAATGATCCAATAGGTGCAATAGCAAGGTTATTCTTTGATTTGGTTGATACAGTGCTTTCACTTCTTCAATCCTTGGCAAAAGCAATTGACACCATATTTGGTTCAAACCTTGCAGGTTCGGTTCAAGGTTGGAGAGATTCACTTGGTGGATGGGTAGATGATACCTTTGGAAAAGGTGTTGAAGTCATGGCAAAAATGGATGGAAGTGATCTTCATCTTGGAAGATTTGAGTATGGTGCAGCATGGGATGCAGGTTATGCGTTTGGTGAAGGTATTGAAGATACTATTTCAAATTTTGACCCTTCTTCCCTATTTGATACAAGTATTCCTGATCCAAGTGATTATGCTTTTGATTATGCAGGTGGAATTGATTCTGTACCATCCAATATTGCTGATACTGCTGAAAACACTGGTGCAATTAAAAATTCAGTTGATATTTCACAGGAAGATTTGAAGTATTTGCGTGACATTGCTGAAATGGAAGTTATTAATAGATTTACTACTGCTGAAATTAAAGTGGAAATGACTAATAACAATAATATTAATAATGAAATGGATCTTGATGGTGTTATTGATTACCTTGGTGAAGGTGTAAATGAAGCTATGGAAAAAGCAGCAGAGGGGGTGCATAGTTAATGGCATATTATTTCTATTTAGATAAATTGTTATTACCAATTGCACCTTCAAGGTTGCGATTGAGAATAAACAATCAGAATAAAACACTAACATTAATAAATGATGGTGAAATAAATATCTTGAAACAGGCAAAATTGACTGATATTGACTTTGATTGTCTAATACCACAGGTACATTATCCTTTTGCTTTATATAAAAATGGGTTTCAAAGAGCTTCAACTTACCTGAACAAGTTTGAACAATTGAAGTCAAGTCAAGAACCTTTTCAGTTTATTGTTACAAGAACCCTTCCTAATGGAAGAATGTTATTTGACACAAACATTAAAGTTTCTATGGAAAATTATGATATTAAAGAAGAAAAAAGAGAAGGTTTTGATTTAGTTGTTTCAATTAAATTAAAGCAGTATAAAGATTATGGAACAAAGACTGCAAACATTACTTTTTCACAAGCAAAACCAAAAGCAGTTGTTCAGAAAGCAAGACCTACTGAATCATCCCCTGCACCAAAGAAAACAGCTAAAACACATAAGGTTGTAAGGGGTGATACTCTTTGGGGTATTGCAAAAAAATATTATGGAAATGGAAGTCAATACCCTAAAATTCATAATGCGAATAAAGATAAAGTTAAAAATCCAAATCTGATATACCCTGGTCAAATTTTGACTATTCCAATTTAGGGGGTGTTTTGGATGGATGTTGAGTTATTAATTCAAAATGGAAATAAAGTTTATATTCCAGTAGTTGAAGAAGATATTTCATGGATGACTGAAAGGAAAGGTTCACCAGGTCAATTAACCTTCAAAGTAGTTAAGGATGACATTATAAATTTTACAGAAGGAAATGCAGTCAGATTAAGGGTTGATAATAAAAATATATTTTATGGATTTATATTCATAAAGAAACGTAATAAAGAAAATATCATCACTGTTACAGCTTATGATCAGTTAAGATATTTGAAAAATAAAGACACCTATGTTTATACCAATAAAAGAGTAGATGAATTCATCAGAATGATAGCATCTGATTTCAATATGAATGTTGGAACTTTAGAAAATACAGGTTATAAAATAGCATCCAGGGTTGAAGATAATGTTACACTAATGGACATGATTCAAAATGCATTGGACTTAACACTTGAAAACAGAAAAGAAATGTTTGTTCTATATGATGATTTTGGAAAGCTTACCTTGAAAAGTATTCAATCTATGAGATTAAACCTGCTGATTGATGAAGAAACTGGTCAAAATTATAATTATACTTCAAGTATTGATTCAGATACCTATAATAAAATTAAATTAGTATATGACAATGAGAAATCAGGAAAAAGGGATGTTTACATTGCACAAGATTCAAGAAATATGAATAATTGGGGTGTACTTCAATATTTTGATACCTTAAAAGAAGGTGAAAACGGAAAAGCAAAAGCAGATGCCCTTCTTTCCTTGTATAATCAGAAAACAAGAAATTTAACTATTCAGAATGCACTTGGTGATACAAGAGTGAGAGCAGGTTCAATGGTGGTTGTTCAATTAGATTTAGGTGATATTAAGTTAAATAATTTAATGCTTGTTGAAAAGTGTAAACATAATTTTAAGCATGAAGAACATTTTATGGATCTAACTTTAAGAGGGGGTGAATTTGTTGCGTGATTTTAATGATTTGTTAAATGCAATAAAAAAAGCAGCAATTGATGCGGTAAATGCAACCAAACCAACAGCAATTGTTTATGGTAAAGTAATCAATACTTCCCCCCTTCAAATAAATGTTGAACAGAAAATGACTTTAACTGCTGCACAATTGGTATTAACCAGGAATGTAACAGATCATAAAGTTGAAATGACAGTTAATCATGTAACAGAAAACAGAAGTGGTGGTTCTGGTGAAAATTCCTTTGCATCACATAATCATGCTTATCAAGGTAAAAAAGAATTTACTGTTCATAATGGTTTAGTTGTTGGTGATGAAGTAATCATGATCCAAATGCAGGGTGGTCAGAAGTACATTATACTTGATAGGGTGGTGAAAACATGATTCCAGGTGTAGTTGGATTTTTAGAAGAAGATTTTGAAATTGAAGAACAACCAAGTAAAACACATAAAATGTATCTTGAACAAGAAGTTATTAATGGCTTCACTGATGGACTGGATGCAATGAAACAAACAATATATATGATTCTTAATACTGAAAGGTATCAATATATTATTTATTCCTGGAATTATGGAATTGAATTAATTGATTTGTTTGGTGAACCTATCACTTATGTATGCCCTGAATTAGAAAGAAGAATTACAGAAGCATTAACCCAAGATGAAAGGATCTTGTCGGTTGATGCTTTTTCTTTTGATACAAGTAAAAAAGGGGTGGTTCATGTAACTTTCACTGCACATACAATCTTTGGTGAAGTTGATGCGGAAAGGATGGTGAATATTTAATGTATGAACACATAACATTTGAAGTTATACTTCAAAGAATGCTTGACAGAATACCTGATCAGTTAGATAAAAGAGAAAGTTCACCAATTTATAATGCACTTGCACCTGCTGCAGTTGAACTTCAATTGATGTATATTGAATTTGACATCATACTTCAAGAAACCTTTGGTGATACAGCATCAAGGGAATATCTTATCAGAAGGGCAGCAGAAAGAGGAATTTATCCTTATCCATCAACACATGCAGTGTTAAAAGGTGAATTCACACCAATATCAATCGAAATTCCTATTGGTGCAAGGTTCAGCTTAAATGACTTGAACTATTATGTAAAAGAAAAAATTGAAGATGGTATTTATCAAGTTGAATGTGAAGAATCAGGTGTTAAAGGAAATCAATATTTTGGTGATCTTATTCCAATTGAATATATTGATGGACTTGAAACAGCAAAACTTACTGAACTTCTTATTCCTGGTGAAGATGAAGAAGATACAGAAGAACTTCGGAATAGATATTTTTCAAGTTTTGAAACAAAATCATATGGTGGAAATAGAAAAGATTATATTGAAAAAACAAATTCTATTCCAGGTGTTGGATCAACAAAAGTTACACCAATATGGGAAGGTGGTGGAACTGTTAAATTAACAATATTAAATTCAGAATTTACAAAAGCAACACCGACTTTGGTTGATACTGTTCAACAAGAAATTGATCCAACAAAAGATGGTCATGGTCTTGGTATTGCACCTATTGGTCATATTGTAACGGTTGACACAGTAGAAGAAGTTACAGTGAATATTTCTTCCAATATTACTTTTGATGATGGTTATTCATTTACAACATTAAAACCACAAATTGAAGAAACAATCAGTGACTATCTTCTTGAATTAAGAAAAGATTGGGCAAACCAAACTAATTTGATTGTAAGGATTGCACAGATCGATACAAGAATATTGGGTATTCAAGGTGTTGTTGATATTGCAGATACTAAAATCAATGGAAAAGCTGAAAATCTTATTTTATCAGAATATCAAATTCCAATGATGGGTGGTGTTAGTGCATGATTAGGGATGTAAATTTAATTGAACACCTTCCCCTATTCCTTCAAAAGTTTAGGGAATTAAAACACATCATGGATGCTGAAAACCCTGAATTTCAAATGATAGCTGATGAAAGTGAAGTTATTAAAAACAACCAATTTATTGAAACATGTGATTTGGTTGGTATTGCAAGATTTGAAAAGTTATTAAACATTATTCCATTAGATGATGACAATTTAGAATCAAGAATTTCAAGAGTATTGACCAGGTGGAATGATGTTATTCCCTACACTTATAGGGCTTTCATTGAAAAGTTGATTGTTTTATGTGATGGACTTAATTTTACAATAAATAAAAACTTTGAAGAATATAAAATGGAAATCATCACACACTTGGAACTTTCAGGTCAAGTGGATGAACTTCAATATTTATTTGAATATATGATTCCAGTAAACCTTGAATTAACTTCAAAGAATGAAATCTATTGTAATAGTGAAGGTCAACATAACATTGCAGCAGGAATGGCTTTTTGTGAAACCTTTGAATTATCAGATGCTTATAAGGCTGATTTTAATATTCAAGGTAATTCAATCATTAAAGGTGGTCTTGTTGGTTCAGTTGAAGTAACAATTTCTGATAATTTCAATGAAACAATTACAATCAAAGGTGTTGGGAAAACAGGTTCAAATGCTTCAACTACTCAAATTATAGGAATAAATTAAGAAAGGTGGAATAAAAAACATGGCTGAATTTAAGCAGTTAATTATTACAAATAAGGGGCAAGCATTAATGGCAAAAATGCTTGCAGGAACAGGTAATATTCAATTTACCAAAATCAGTGTATCTGATACAACATATACTGATGCACAACTTCCAGGATTAACTTCATTGTCAGGGGTAAAACAAAGTACCTTAATTAGTAAGGTAATAAGAACAAATGAAGTTGCAGTTCAGGTTGAAGGTGCAGTGACCAATACTGATTTATCAAGTGGTTATTACATGAGAACAATCGGTCTTTATGCACTTGATCCTGATGATGGTGAAATTCTTTATGCAGTAACCAATGCAAGTCAGGCAGGATATATGCCCCCTTATAATGGAATTACTGTTTCAGGTGCTTTCTTCAAGCTTGTCACAACAGTTTCCAATGCTGACAATGTAACACTTGAAGTTGACCCTGCTGCAGTTGCAACTATTGGTGATATTCAAGACTTACAACAGCAAATTTCAGACCTTCAAGCTTTTGTTGGCTACACTGATGATGACATTGTTGGTGTTGAAGTGGACTTTAAGAATAGGAAATTTACAAGACTTGCAGGTGCAGTTAATAGAACACCAGGTGCAGGGTTTGATGATATAAAAGCATTTGGTGGAAGAAAAAGATGTATTTTAACAGATGATGGTGTTGTTTTAGCTTATCATGGTGAACCTGGATATACTGAAACAGGTGCTTTGACACAGGAAATTGTGATTGAACTTGAACCTGCAAAAGGTGAAGATCCTGCTGTTACTGAAACATATCCAGTTGGAACAAAGGTTCAAGTTATGGTTGAACAACCAAAGTTTTATTATAAAGTTGTACCATTACAACTTGAAAAAGTTGAAGGTGGTAAAGGCTTTCACATGAGAAAAGCAAGATATTATGTATCAGATACCATGAAAGTAGGTTTCAAACTTCATCCTGCATTTATTCATAAGGGTGAAGAAAAGAATTTCATTTATTTATCAGCTTATGAAGGGTCAATATTTGACACATCAGCAGGTGTTCATTTATTGACAGATGAACAAATTGCAGATTTTAATGAAGATAAGCTTTCATCAATTGCTTACGCAAAACCTGCAAGTGGTTTAACTCAAAACCTTACAAGATCTAACACAAGAAAGCTTGCAAATAATCGTGGTACAGGTTGGGAACAAGCTTTTGCTGCAACAGTTGCAGCAACTCAATTATTATTTGCAATTGAATATGCTTCTTTTAATACACAAACCAAGATTGGAATGGGTAATGTAAGTAAAACTGATGATGGTTCAACATCCATGACTGAAATAACTGGTGCAACAACTCACCTTGGAAATCAATCAGGATCAGTTACAAATGAAAATGGAATAAATATTGTAACTTATCGTGGTGAAGAAAACTTTTGGGGTAACATTTGGAAATGGGTTGATGGATTAAATATTGAAGCAAAAGGTCTTCATAATCTTTATGTTGCAAATGAAAACTTTACTGATGATATTGGAACTGAACCATATAAGGATGCAGGAATAACACTTGCAAAATCAAATGGTTATATTTCTGCTTTTGCATACAATGAAGAATTTGATTGGCTATTCTTCCCAAGTGAAACAAAAGGTGATTCAGCACTTCCAGTTGGTGACAATTTCTATCAAAACCATGATTATAACGGTTGGTTGGCGGCTTTCTTGGGTGGTTATTGGGCTTGTGGTTCTTATGCTGGTGGCTTCCTTTGGGGTGTGATTGATGTTTCTTCTTTTCGTTATCGTAATCGGGGTGGTCGCTTGGTGTATGTACCTGATGTAGCTTAATTTAAAGTTTATATATTCTTGGGCAATCAATAACCTGATACACAATTAAAAGTTTAAGATAGTTTCAGTTGGTTAACAGCTATCTTGAGTGGTAATTGGAATAATGGTTCTAATACTGGTAGCTTCAATTGGAATGTGAATAATGTTTCTTCTAATCGTAATCGTAATCAGGGTGGTCACTTAGTAAATGCATAAAAATTAAAATGTTAAGTATTGATTGCCCTACCACTCGGTAAAACATAAAAATTAATTGAACTGTATTAGTAGACTTTGACTTATTCAAAGGTTGAAAGTTCGGTTTGATCGTGCATACAAAGGATGATGACATAATTGAAAAGATACGGATATTTATATGAAAAAATTTATGACATGGACAATCTTATTCTTGCACACCACAATGCAAGAAAGGGAAAAGGATGGTATCAGGAAGTAAAAATGGTTGATGCAAATCCTGAATACTACCTGACCAAACTTCAAGAAATGTTGATCAATAAAACTTATCAAACTTCTGAATATGAAACATTCATCAAGAAAGATAGTGGTAAGGAAAGGGAAATATTCAAGTTACCTTATTTCCCTGATAGAATTTGTCAGTGGGCAATTATGCAAGTAATTGAACCTTATTTATTAAGGAATTTCACAAAAGACACTTATTCAGCAATACCAGGAAGGGGAATTCATCAATGTTTAAATAGATTAAAATATGCACTAAATCATGATGTTCCTGAAAGTCAGTATTGTTTGAAGTTAGATTGTAAAAAATTTTACCCATCAATTAACCATACAATTTTGAAAGAGAAATACAGAAGACTTTTCAAAGATGATGACCTTCTTTGGTTACTTGATGAAATTATTGATTCAACACCTGGTGACACTGGAATTCCTATTGGTAATTATATTTCACAATATAGTGGGAACTTTTATCTATCAGAATTTGACCACTGGATTAAGGAAGTTAAAAAGGTGAAGTATTATTTCAGATACATGGATGACATTGTTATCCTGGGAAGAAGTAAAGAAGAACTTCACCAATTAAAAAGAGAAATTGAAGAATATCTATGGGTAAAATTGAAGTTAAAAATTAAAGAAAATTGGCAGGTGTTCCCTACTTATGTTCGTGGAATAGACTTTGTTGGATATAGGGTATTCATGAATTATTCATTACTTCGGAAATCCACTTGTAAACAATTTAAAAGAAAAATGACAGCACTTAATAAGAAAAGGATTGAAGGAAAGCAATTGAATTATTCTGAATGGTGTTCCATTAATTCATACAAAGGTTGGTTGATCCATTGTAATAGTTATAGATTATCGGAAAAGTATATTAAACCTATTCAACAATTTGCAGATGATTATTACCTGCAAAATATTTATAAGAAAGGTGGAATTCAAACATGATTGATCATGGAAAAGTCAGAAGCACTGTTGCACCTGAACCAATGGTTGTTGATGAATTCAGTGTGTGGGTTCATTCCAATATCACACCAGTGGAAGAAGACAATGGTGAAGAAACTTTTGTTGGCTTTGAATATGACATGGTTCAGTATGACAAAGATGAATATATTAAAATTATAACTGAAAGAAGTAAAACTACAGAAATGACTTTGGACACACTTTTAACTGAAATACTTCCAAGTCTAATGTTATAAGAAAGGTGGTGATAAATAATGAGTGCATTTATAGCAAGAATAATTTCAAATGAAGCAAAGATTTCCCTTGAAAAAGGAAAAGCAAAATATAAAGCTTATTTTGTAAACACATCATTATATTTGAACTGGAAATCAGAAGTTGACACCATCCTTGAAACTGATGGTTATGCAGAAGTAATTGTTAAGTAATACAAATCTATTAAAACATAATAAAAACCCCTATATGACCATTATATGAGTTGTCAGATAGGGGTTTTTTGTATTCCATAAGTAAAAGGGGTGATGCGTCTGATGACTGTTGAAGTTGCACTTGTTATTTCTATTGTATCGGTTGGATTTGGTATTTGGTCAGGAATAGTGAACATAAAAAGAAACCAAAAAAATGATACCAAAGCTGATGCATCTGAACTAACAACTGTAATAGTTAAACTTGAAAACATTGGAACTGGAATAACTGAAATTAAATCAGAAATGAGTAATGTAAAAACTGATGTAAAAGAAACTAGGGAAAGAATTATCAGAGTTGAAGAATCTGCAAAACAAGCACATAAAAGAATAGACACTCTTGAAAAGTATAAAAGAATTGGTGAATCAGATGAATAAGAGAAAAAAGAAAAACAGGTTTTCCAAGTTTATTGTTACACTGGTAATTTTATTAAACATTCTTTTCACTGCTGCTGTTTTATACATTTTCATGAAAACAGGAAGTGAACCAATGACATTGATTGGATGTTGGTTTGCTTTTACAACAGGTGAATTATGGATGCTTTCAAGTATTAAAAAATCCAAAGTAAAAAAGGAAGGTGAAAATAATGAAGATCAATTGGAAACAGAAATTGACCAGTAGAAAGTTTTGGGCAGCAGTTGTTGGTTTTGTCACTGCAATATTGGTTGCTTTTGGGGTTGATGATCTAACTATTGAACAAGTTGTTGCTTTAATCACAGCAGCATCTACACTGATTGCTTACATAATCGGTGAAGGAATGGTTGATGCTGCAAGGGTAAATTCAGAGAAAGGAAAAGGTGAAGATAATGGCAATTAAAATTACACTAGATCCTGGACATGGTAGGACTGGAAATCCTTATCCTCCACAGAAAGGTTATTATGAAGGAACTCAAATGTGGAAACTTGCAAACTTCTTAAAAGTAGAACTTGAAAAATATGGATTTGAAGTTATAACTACAAGACCAAATCTTAATGATAACCCTTCCCTTTCAGCAAGAGGACAACTTGCAGGGAAGAATGGTTCTGCTTTATTCCTATCACTTCATAGTAATGCACCTGCAAGTGCATCTGATACAAAACCAACAGGTTCAATTGTGTATTATTCCTTGACAGATACAAAGAATAAAGTATTCGCTGATTTGATTGGGAATAAAGTATCAGAAGTCATGGGACATTATTACAGGGGTAGTTTAACAAGGGTAGGTTCAAGTGGTGCTGATTATTATGGTGTTATTAGAGCAGCAGCACAAAGTGGATGTAAGGCAGCATTTATTGTTGAACATGGTTTCCATACCAATATTAAGGATTCAGCATTTCTTATTGTAGATGCTAACCTTCAAAAATTAGCAGTAGAAGAAGCAAAAGTGATTGCCCAGTACTTTGGTCAAGAAAAGAAAGAAAAGCCCCCACAGGCTAAACCAGGGGTTCTGTATAGGGTTCAAACTGGTGCTTTCAAAAATAAAGCAAATGCAGATGCACTTCTTGCAAAAGTAAAGGCAGCAGGATTTGACACTTACATGATTCAAGCAGATGGACTTTATAAGGTTCAAGTTGGTGCTTTTAGTGTAAAATCAAATGCAGATGCTATGGCTAAAAAATTAAAGTCAAAAGGGTTTGATGTTTACATTACAACAAAAGGTGGATCAGCAGTTTCTTCTTCTCCTGCATCAAAGAAAACATTAAAAGTTGGAAGTAAGGTAAAAGTCAAAAAAGGTGCAAAAACTTTTGAAGGTGGAAATTTAGCATCATTTGTTTACAATCAAATTTATAATGTTATTCAGATGAATGGTAATAGAATTGTAATTGGAAAAGGAAAAGTTGTTACTGCTGCAATCCATAAAAACAACTTGATTTTACAATAAAATCTGTTACTATTATGTTACTAATGTATGTGATTTTATGTGTTTTCATAGTTCATTAAAATTGAACAAACCCTTGAACTATGGGAATTTAGCATACTATTAAATTGAACAAATTTATGATATAATAAATTTATAAATACCCCAACTGCTTGATAATTCAAGGGTTGGGGTATTTTTTGTTACTAATGTGTTATTAGTTCAATTGCATCTTTCAACTCTTGAACTGTTTTATGAGTGTAAACTCTTTCACCAACTTCCTTGGATTTATGCCCCATCATTAGATCAATACATACTTTATTTGCACCTGCTGAATCTAATCTTGATCTAAAAGTATGTCTACATTCATGTGGTGTATGTTCAATTTTAAGTTCATCCATTATTGAATTCCATATTTCATAATACTTAGCATTAGATAATTTTTTTCCATTAAGTGAAAACAAATACTTGTTTCCTTCTTCTACTCTTTTCTTTACAAATTCAAAAATTTTTGAATGAATTGGAACAATTCTATCTTTCCCTGATGCTGATTTTATGCCACCTTGAAAAGTTCCTTGTTCCAAATCTACCTTTTCAGTTTTTAATGATAGTAATTCACTGATTCTAAACCCTGAATATAAAAATACTAGGACTGAATCAACCCAAGGTTTATCTTTAATCTTCCAAACCTTATCAACTTCTTCATCAGTGAATGGTTTCTTCTTTGTTTCAGGTATGGGTTCAGCAGTTGTTAATTGAGCATACGATTTATCAATAACATCAATTTCAAGTGCAAACCTATCAAGATGACCAAATAGGTTCTTGATTGCCCATTGTGTTGAATATCCCCTTCCACAGTTATCAATACAATCTTGCATGTGAAAAGATTTCATATCTTTATATTTCATCTTATGAAATTTCTTGCAATGATTATATGCAGATTTCAATGAAGCTTTTGTTGATTTCCCCAACTTTGGCATTTTCTTTTCCTGGAATAACTCAAATAAATCTTCCATAGTTGTTTTTTCAGCATCTATATCCCAAGGTGACTTGTTATATTCTGCAAGTAATATCATTCCTTCTTCCCTGGTCGCTGTATAACCAATAGGAAGATATATTGGATGACCTTTTTCATTCCAACCTATTGTTTTTCTTACTGCAAATGGTCTTCTTCTATTACCTGAAAGTTTAACTACACTTCCATAACCATTTGGATTTCTCATTTAATCATTCACCCCTTGTATAATTAGGGGTTGAAATGGTATAATCATATTGGATAAATATCACTGGTAACCATTTCAACCCTGAATTCTTAATGGTTACATGAAAGATCCTTGGTGCTGCAACACCAGGGGTCTTTTTTTTTTTTTTTAGAACAACTTTCAAAGGTGCTGATTGTGGTTTTAATTTCTTAAAGTAATCAACCAATTGACCTGCACCAATACCATCATTAGTTGTTAATACAATAGTTTTTTCTTCATCAGACTGATAATTGATGATTACAAAATGCGTTATAATTTTCTTATGTTTGGTCTTCACCCTTCCACCAACCATTGCACCTAATAAACCAAATGTTGCTGCACCAATTATCATTCCAGGTGCTGATTGTTTTACAATTTGCTGCATTTCAACTTCATTTTTATAATCAATCAGTGATAATTTTGAAATGTTAATTTCAAATTCTTGTTTTGTTGCAGCTTCAATCAAAGTTAAACCTTCATCAGTTAATTTTACAACTAAATCAGCTTCTTCTTTAACTGGCAACCCTTCAACATGATTTGCACCAATAACTTTTCCTTTAACCTTTTTTCTTCTAAACATGAATTTTCACCTTTCCTTTCTAAAATTTTAATTTCATCTTGAACTTTTATGTCTATCTTGAACCCCTTGAAAGTATTGATTTCATGAGGTTTTCATTCATAATCGGTTCAAGGTTCAAGGTTGTTCTCTCTATATTCTTTATTTTTAGGGTATTATATTTTTATAATTTTTTTTTTATTATTTTAACTTAATTACTTAATAACTTATAGTAATCTTGAACTTCTTGAACTGAACACAGTCAAACCCTTGTGGGATAACTCTTTCAATCGGTTCAAGGTATGTTAATCCATCTTGAACCATCTTGAACCATCACGTCTTGATCTATTCTTAATTGGATCAGTTCTTCATGAAATCCATAAATCATTGCAAGTTGACCAGTAGTTAATTCCTTATATTCTTTCAAGTCTTCATCACTAATAAGTAAATTCACAGCAAATTTATTTGCTTCAATTTCAAGTTTATTGACTGATAAATAAGTCTTTTCCCTTAAAAAAGGGGTGTTTGACTTTGGGTGTAATAAAGCATGACCAAGTTCATGGGCAGCAGTGAATAATTTTTTATAATCAGGAAGGTTACAGTTGATATGGATGAATTTTTGTCTAAATGCAGTGTTGTAATATCCATTGATACTTCCAAGATCTTCAAACAAAACAATAATTCCAAGATTATCAGCAATATCATAAGGATTTCTTGTCTTATGCTTTTTAATTAACTTTGAAATAATCTCCTTCATATCAATATACCCCCTCTTAAATGTTATTTCTTATACTTGTTTGGAGTATATTTCTTTGCAATCATCTTCCCCATCTTCAAACTATTCAAAAGACTTGCTTTCAAAAGTTCCCTCGTTTCATCATCTAAAATTTCACCATCAAACATTAAAGCTTCTTGATTACTATCAAGTTGTTCCAATAAGAAATTCATTGTGGTAGCAATATCTTTTTTATCCCTATTTGAAAAATCTTCATATCTTTCAACATCCAATGCAAGTTTCTTTTCATCAGGAATACATCTGAACTTTGTTTTACCAAGTAACCAATCAACTGAAACATGAAAATAATCTGCAACCTTAGATAATTTATCAGTGCTTGGTGAACTTTTATTCCACTTGTATAATGTTCCCCTTCCAAAATCAAGTTCTGTTTCAAGTTTTGATACTGTTATATTTTTTTCTTCACATAACAACTGAATTTTTTCCAGTATGTTCATAGCTTTGCCCTCCTTAAAAAATATTTCTGAAAATATTCAGCAAAAACTATTGACATACTGAATTAAATCAGTATAATATAATTATAGCTGAAATAATTCAGCAAAT